ATTAAATATCCTTAAGTATTACAGGCTCACTAGAAAGTGGGTCTGTAAGACTTACGGGTTAAAAGATGCAGATTTAGAATTATTAATTTATTTAGATTGTAAAGGAAGATTTACACGAAAAGATTTCATGGATGGAGTATATACGTATTCATGGGATAAAGCAAGATGGGAGAGATTAAGAAAAGGCGGTTGGATAGAAACCTGGAGACATAGGAATAGAACTACTATAATGTATTCAGTATTTAAAACATCGTGGAAATGCTCTCAAATGATAAGTAGAATATATAGAATTCTATTAGGTGAGGAAGACTTACCCACTTCAGAAAGAAGTGTATTTTACAAAAACAAATCATATTCAGATAAAGTTTATAACAAAGCTATAGATGATATGATAAAAGATAAAGACAGATAATGAGGAGGAAAAGAATATATGGACATAGAAGAATTCAAAGATCTCCAATAAAACAAGTAAATGATATTAAGAGAGATGATGAAAAAGATCCTTCTCAAGATATTTCCGATACAGCAAAAGAAGTAGCTAATATTTCGGGATTAAATGAAATTAATACTTTACAAAAAGAAGTAGATTTAAATATGTCTAGCGACAATAGTAGTAAACAAGATGTTGCAAATCTTCGTATGATACAGGAAAATACAGAAGATATTGATGATTTGAAAAACAAACAACAATAAAATGGGATTTAAACTAGGAACAGAAAGAGGGTTAGAAGTTACTGGTGGTGAAATCAGGAATAAAATGCGATTTCATAAAGAATCTGGTGGAGATGCATCTGTACCTGGAACACCTGTTATTAGAGTACCTTTAGAACCTGGTGTTATGGGTGAAGCTAATATGGATGGTAGTATATATATTAGTGATATGATAGAGCCTAATAGTTTTGAGGAAAGACAAGTATTAATACACGAAATGCGACATGCAACAGACATGAAGATAGGTAAATTAGAATATGCTGATGATTATATAAAGTTCAATGGAGAAACTTTTCCTAGACAAAATATAAAAGGAAAAGATGCAATATTTATAGAGGGTAAATGGAAAGAAGCTGGACATAGTGGTTTTCCTTGGGAAAATGATGCAAATAATGGAGACCATTAGTTGTGAGTGTAATAACGATAATAGCTGGAATACCATTATATACAACACCTCAAGAAGCACTAGATTGGGCTAAAGCAAACGGATTAAGTGGATATCATACTCATAACTTTCAAGGACAAACTGGGTATATGGGTGGAACAACGCACGCTATAGCAACTCAAGCATTAACAACATCAACTCAACCTACAACTTCAAGTAGTAGTAGTGGAGGATATTAAAATAAAATTATGAATGTATTAAGTAAAATATTTTCAAGTGGAGCTACAGAACTTATAAAAGGAGTAGGTGGTGTAATTGACAATCTTACTACTAGTAAAGAAGAAAAACTTGAAGCAGAAAGAAAAATCCAAAGTCTCATAGCAAATCATGAGGTTGAAATGGAAAAGAATATTACTGAGAGGTGGAAAATGGATATGCAATCCGATTCATGGCTCAGTAAAAATATACGTCCGTTAGTATTAGTGTTTTTAGTTGTATCAACAGTATTAATGATATTTATTGATGCTGGTGCTATATCTTTTAATGTAGAAGACAAATGGACGGATCTATTACAATTAGTATTAATAACCGTGATCGGTGCCTACTTTGGCGGTAGATCACTAGAAAAAGTAAAAAAATAAAATTATGGGACAATATTTAGCAACAGTAAGACCTCGTATAGACGTCACACCAACACAAGCATACTCGGCACACGACTTACTATTTGATTGGAGTAGATTTGAAATACCAATGGGTGAGGCTTGTATTAAAAACTTTAATATAGTAATGCCAGGCACGGTTGGTGACGCTACTGGTGCAGAAAACGTATTAGATTTTACGTTTTTTATAGCTAGAAGCGTGAATGGAGTTGCACCACCTTCTTTAGGAACTCAAAATGGTGCAGTAAATAACGCTGCTGGTAAGATCGGGTTTGTAGGTTCTAGAAATCACATTGTTTATACACAGACAGTTGATGGTTCTATTATGGCTAGTGCAGCAACATATACACAAGGTTATACTGTTTTTTCTTCTGCAACTATGAACACTGTTTCAGGAACACAAGCAGCCCAATTTGCAAACGCTTTACAGCCTGGTGGTGTTAATATAGGTAACTCAAAATACCCTGGTAATTACAATGATTCGACGTCACAACCGGGTATGTCTAGCTTTTGGATTGCCGCTATAGCTCATGGGGCATTTGACTTTGGTACGAATTTACAGTTGAATCAAGCTGGTGATCAAGCGGCAGTAGCAAAGAGTACAACAAGCGAAACTACTTTAACAATAGATACTGTAGCTGCTTGGGATGTGTTTTCAGTGGGAGACGAATTGATAGCAGCAGATGGTGCAAAAATAGGTAAAGTAACAAAAATTACATCAGCAACATCAATAAATGTTGACCATGTTGAAGAAGCGTTGGAAGATGACGACGAGATAGTTGTTAGAAATCCTATCATATTCAACTTCGGAATAGAATATTAAAAAACAATTAACAAATTAAATTAACTTAAATTAAATAAAATGGCAAAAACAAAAACACCAAAAACGGAGAAAGTAATAGACTTGACTCCGAAAGCAGAGAAAATTACTGATGAACAGTTGAAAAAAGTTCAAGATACTATAAATATAATTAATAGGTCACAATTAGAAATAGGATCTATAGAATTACAAAAACACGAACTCATGCATCGAGTAGCTGGAGCTAGAGATGAATTAACTATTTTGCAAGATGAATTCCAAAAAGAATACGGAACATTTGATATTGATATTCAAACAGGAACAATAAATTATCCGAAAGACAATGGCAAAACTGATAAGGAAGATTAGTGTAGGTAAAGATTATAAAAACGATGCTATGCACTACGCTGTTGGTCAAGAAGTATATGGTGGACATAAAATATGTGATATAATAGAAGAGGAAAATAAATTCTCTGTTTATATTAGAAAAGATAAAGATGTCTTACCATGGAAAGATTTTAATAAAAACATGGCGGTATCTGTAGAATATAATCTAGAATACTAATGAAAAGTGTTTACAACTTTGTTGTAGCACCTATAGGAGAAAGATATAATAATACTAAGAAAGTTGAAGGTGGTAATCTTATATTAAACACTGAGATTTACAACCATCAATTTGTAAATAGAATTGCGAAAGTTATATCCATTCCAATAATTGGTGATACAGACATTAAACCAGGAGATGAAGTAATTATCCATCACAACGTGTTTCGTAGGTGGCATAATGTAAAGGGTATAGAGAAAAATAGTAGAAGTTACTTTAACGAATCCACTTATTTTATAACCCAAGATCAAATCTTTTTATATAAAAGAAACGGTGAATGGAACGCCCCAAAGGGATTTTGTTTCGTAAAACCTTTAAAAGCAATAGATCAATTTAATATTGAATCTGAAAAACCTTTACAAGGTATCGTTAAATATTCAGATGGTACCGTTGAGGTCAACGAACTAATTGGTTTTAGACCAAAAAGCGAATATGAGTTCGTAATTGATGGCGAACGACTATACCGTATTTTATCTAATTTTATAACTATCAAGTATGAATATCAAGGAGACGAAGAAGAATATAATCCAAGCTGGGCATAAAGCAGTTGAAGAACTGATTAAAGTCGCTAAAGAAGCAATTGTAGATTCAGACGACGATATATCAGCGGATAGATTAAAGAATGCCGCAGCCACTAAAAAACTAGCTATATTTGATGCGTTTGAAATACTCACTAGAATCCAAGAAGAAGAAAATCTACTTGAGGGTAAGGAATCTAAAAAGAAAGAGGTGGTTTTTAAAGGATTCGCAGAAGGTAGATCTAAATAATGTACGAGCAAAGTTTAGTTAAAATAATTGAACCTATAAAGAAGACTACTATTAGTAGACTTAATAAAGGTAAAAAATGGAAATATGGATACAATAAAGAGCATGATGTTATCGTTATATCAAAAACTGGTCAAATTGGTGAAGTCTATGAAATCCAAAATCTGCGGATAGCATTACCTAAAAAACCTAAAGAAGTATTTAAACACGAGAAAGACAAATGGGTTAAAGTAGAATACCCTAAAGAATTAAGTAGGATTAAAAATATTTTTGATTGGAGAAATTATCCAGATGAACACAAAGATCAATGGTTCGATTATATAGACGAAGAGTTTAAAAGAAGGGATGAGGGGTTTTGGTTTATGAACAAAGGTAAACCAACATATTTAGTAGGTACGCACTATATGTATCTACAGTGGAGTAAGATTGATGTAGGTGCTCCAGATTTTAGAGAAGCAAATAGATTGTTTTATATATTTTGGGAGGCATGTAAAGCAGATAAGAGATGTTATGGCATGTGTTATCTAAAAAACAGACGATCAGGATTTTCCTTCATGTCATCTGCGGAGACAGTTAACTTAGCTACACTCGCAACCGATAGTAGATATGGTGTATTGTCTAAGACAGGTGCTGATGCTAAAAAGATGTTTACCGACAAAGTTGTTCCAATAAGTATAAATTACCCATTCTTTTTTAAACCGATTCAAGATGGTATGGATCGACCTAAAACAGAGTTAGCATATAGAGTACCAGCTAGTAAATTCACGAGAAGAAAAATAACTTCTAATGAAAAACTAGAAGACATACAAGGATTAGATACCACTATTGATTGGAAGAACACTGGTGATAATAGTTATGATGGTGAAAAACTAGCGTTACTAGTACACGATGAAAGTGGTAAATGGGAGAGACCTGATAATATATTAAACAACTGGAGGGTTACAAAAACATGTTTACGATTAGGTAGTAGGATTATTGGTAAATGTATGATGGGCTCGACTTCAAACGCATTAGATAAAGGTGGAGATAACTTCAAGAAATTATATAACGCCTCAGATGTCACAAAGAGAAATAGAAACGGTCAGACAAAGTCTGGTTTGTATTCTCTGTTTATCCCAATGGAATGGAACTATGAAGGATTTATTGACGAGTATGGAGCTTCAGTATTTGACACTCCAGATTGCGATGTTTTCGGACCAGATGGCGAATTAATAGACGTAGGCATAATAGAACATTGGCAAAACGAAGCTGATGGTTTAAAAGGTGACCATGATGCTTTAAATGAATTTTACCGTCAATTTCCGAAGACTACAGAACATGCGTTTAGGGATGAGGCAAAGGGAAGTATATTTAATCTTGTTAAGATATACGAACAAATAGATTATAATGAAGAGATGTCTAGAACCCTTGGAATTACAAAAGGTAATTTTCAATGGGTTAATGGTGTAAAGGACACGCAAGTTATTTTTTATCCAGATCAAAATGGAAGATTTAAAATAAGTTGGACACCAAAAACGGAATTACAAAATAGAGTGGTACTTAAAAATGGTATTAAATATCCTGGTAATGAACACATGGGAGCATTTGGTTGTGACTCTTATGATATATCAGGGACCGTAGATGGAGAAGGATCAAAAGGAGCATTACACGGCTTAACCAAGTTTAGCATGGAGGACGCTCCTGCGAATAGTTTCTTTTTAGAATACTTATCAAGACCACCTACGGCTGAAATATTTTTTGAAGATGTTTTAATGGCATTAGTATTTTATGG